TTATTAGAGCCNGCATAGTGACTCCCCACTCAAGAGGTTTTTAAAGCAACTCTCTAGAGGAAGACCGAAAAGGGTTTACTTCTCCCCGGACCAAGGTTATAATCCCACTATCATGACCAAGCCCACACCTCTTCACCCGAACAAAAGAGATGCTTCTCAAGTAGAAGTGCTTACGGGCATGGGCGCCACAAGAGAGTATATCGCTCATCACCTCTCTCTCACCATCCCTGAACTCGAGCAGCACTACGCTCGTTCTTTGCGCATGGGAGAGGAAGAGGCTAACCTGAGAGTTGCTCAAGCCTTCTTCGACATGGCTACCTCAAAAGAGCATCCCCAGATGACTCTCGCGTGGATGAAGATGAGAGCCCGCTGGACCGACTCCCTCCAATCCACACAAGAGGAAGAGGACGTCGATATCGAGGCCACTCGACAGAAGCTTCTGAAGCTGATCAACCGAAGCCGCGACACCCGTGAAGCCAGTTGATCCAGAAGACCTCCACTCGCTCTCCCCAGCGGAGCTCAGAGCCCTTCTACATGACTGGTCCATCTGGGCACGCGCGACTCAGCTGCCTCCAGACGATCCACGCTCCTCTAACCACCTAACACCTAACACACCTAATCCTCACTGGGAGTACTGGCTTGCACTCGCCGGCCGGGGTTGGGGTAAGACTCGCACGGGTGCAGAGCAAGTCCTGCGCTGGGTTCGGAACGGCTACCGGCGCATCGGAATTATCGCCCCCACCTCAGCCGACACGAGAGACGTCGCCACGGAAGGCGAGAGCGGTATCCTTACCGTTGCTCACCCCCGGGAACGGCCACTGTATGAGCCCTCGAAACGGCGCTTGACGTTCCCGAACGGGGCCATAGCCACCCTGTTCTCAGCTGAGGAGCCGGAACGACTTCGGGGCCCACAGCACGATGCCATCTGGATGGACGAGATGGCGGGTTGGCAGTATCCGCAAGAGACGTGGGACATGGCCATGTTCGGCCTNCGCCTAGGCATCCATCCTCAGGTCTTTATCTCCACTACACCTAAGCCCATCCCTCTGATTCGCTCTCTCATCATCCGAGCGCAGAAGGAGCCGGAGAAGGTCGTCCTGACCACGGGCTCGACGTATGAGAACCAGGCGAACCTCGCCAAGACGTTCTTCACCCAGGTGGCTCAGTATGAGGGCACGCGCCTAGGCGACCAGGAGCTACATGCGAAGATCATCGATCCACGAGAGAGCGGCATCGTTCGCCCGAACTGGTTCAAACTCTTCCCGGCATCCACTCCACTGCCCAAATTCGAGATCATCCTTCAGAGCTACGATACAGCTTTCACGGAAAAGACTCAGGACCGCAAAACCAAAGACCCAGACCCCTCCGCCTGTACCACCTGGGGTGTCTTTCTCATCCCCATGTCTATCCGACTCCTTTACAGCATCCCCAATCACATTCAATACGCCGTTCTTCTCCTGGACGGTTGGTCGGATCACCTGTCCTACCCCAACCTGCGTGAGAAGGTTCAGAAAGAGTACCGAGACTCCTACTATGGGCCCAAAGGTGATGAGCGTCGTGCGGACGTCGTTCTGATCGAAGATAAAGGGTCGGGCATCTCCTTGAGGCAAGACCTCGCCCTGGCCGTTCCGGTCAGACCCTATAACCCGGGCAGGGCGGACAAAGTGCAGCGCCTGCACGCAGTCTCGAACCTGCCGTGTCAGGGAGTGGTCTTCATACCTGAGTCCCGTCACACGAAGGGCAAGCCGACCGATTGGGCTGACGTAGTCATCGACCAGGTGTGCTCGTTCCCGCTGGTTGAGCATGATGACCTTGTGGACACCTTCAGCCAAGCTCTGCAGTACCTGAAGGATCAAGGTTGGCTGGTCATCGACGCTCCTGAAGAGGAAGATGATGACTACATACCCGAGCGTAAGGCCGGAAACCCCTACGCACGCTAGCGCCGCTAGTCTCCACTGGACAAGGCTCCCCACTGGGGTTATAATAGAATAACCTCCTTAGGAGCCTTCCCGTGCCCGCTCCCGCTCCCGCTCACACACCGCCCTTATCACCACTTCGGATCATTCGAGAAGAGCTTCCCCGCTTTCTTAATGAGCCCCACGCGGCCGACTTTCGGGAAGTCATCTCAGCCCTGGTTCCTCAGACACCATCAGAGCTGGCTATGGAGGTGGCTTTCTCTCCCCTCTCAAAACCGGCACGCTTGGCCTCTCTGGCCGCTTCTGCACTGGCTCACTCGCCAGAGGCTGAGGGGGCTCCGCTGGCTAAGATAGCCCAGTGGTATGATGACGCAGTCTCTCAGATCCTGAAGCGTCGCACGCATGATGCGGGGGAGCCGGATATTGAGATGCCCGTGGGACTCTACAATCCAGGCGGCACCGATAGGGTTCCTTTCTTCACATACCCTGAGACTCCCGATCCACAGGACCTGATCTACAAACGCTCTATGGAGATGCCCCGGAGCAAGTATGCCGATGGTGGCCTGGTTGAGCGACTCAAGTCTTTCGGGTTCTCTCCTGAAGATGTGGACTATGCTCTGGACAGGTTTGAGGAGGAGCGGGAATACCTCCCCCATCGCGGTGCTACCAATTATGAGTCCCGCCCCGAGCGGTACTTGATCATGCCACCGCACAAGATTGTGCCTAAGGAAGAGTGGAAATATGGCTCGTCTGTCGGAGGCATCCACAACTTCCTTGAGGGAATTCAAGTCCCGAACCGTTCCTGGAATTGGGTGTTGCCCGAAGTGCTTACGCACGAAGCGCAACACGCAAACGTGGGGGCCCTACCTCTGGAAGAGATCACCCGCCGAGAGGAAACCCAGAAGGGCATCCTGAACAAGCTGATGGACTATGTCAAGCCCCTGCACCCGGCCAAATACCCCGCGGGTGTCACCGGGCGGGAGTTGGTCCAAGAGCTGGCCCCTGAACTCGTTGCGGCTGAAGGCTATTTGCCAGCTGGACAGAGCCTGATTCATTCCGAATTGGGCCAGCGCATATTCCAATCGCCTGAAGAAAAGCTGTGGTACATGTCGCGTCGATACCCGCCAATGCGAGATCCTGAGGTCAAGAACGGATATCTCGATGCGATCACCGGCGCGGCACCGCGCTGAAGGATAATTCTCCATGGCCTCACCCCTCACCGCTATTCTGAAAGCCCTCAAGAAGCTCAACTTGGATCCACAAGAGGTGGATCGATCGATGGGGCGAGCCGAGCTCTTAGCTGAGCAGACTCCGCTGGAGCGGTACTCCCCTTCGTTGGTGGCCCGCTCTACCTCGTTATCTCCAGCGGCTCAGCGTGGATTCTCAGAAGGGCTGGTCCCTACTCGAGCACCATTTGCCACCGCTCTTATGCGCCCCTCGGAGTTCCTGGAGCGAACCCCTCCACTGAGCACCTCGCATGATCAACGCATTCTGGAAAGTCTGCGCCCCTCCATTCAGAAGGATAAGCTCAGGGATGCCCCGGTGCTCTGGATTGATGAGTATCCCGAGGCTCTTGAGGCCGGATACGAGGGTCGCCATCGCATGCAGACTCTCCTGGACCTATATGGGAATGATCCCGTTCCGATCAATCTGATTCAGGGCGATCGGTATGATCTCAGACCCTCTCAGTGGTATCCGGGAGAGATGGAGCGCACCTACCAAGATCGTCTTTCCGGCTCTCCACTGGAGTTGCTAAGGAGAGAAATTCAATTTGGAGGGCGCCCTGTAGAGCTCTCTCCCCTGTGGATGAGGGATTAACTCATGGCTCCGCGCATTCCTAAGCAAAATGCCCGTTTCATCAATCCTGAAGCTGAATCCTTCAGAGGCCGATCAGCGCTTGAGGCCTTGCGCGGTTATGCCGGCGCACCCAGCCGAGCTTCTGTCATGTATCCGGGATCACAGCAGGGGTATGAAGCTGGTGAGCTCACTGGAATGGCCGAAATGCTCATTCCTGGCGCTAGCATGGCCAAAGGCGCGCTCGGTGCTATGCTCGCTGGTGTGATCAAGCCGCGTGGCGGGAACTGGATTCCTGGCGACGTTGAAAGTTCCATCAGCAATTTGTTTGAAAGGCTCGGTGAAACCGATCCACAACGGCTTGCGGCGCT